CTTCGCAAGTCATTAAGCGCATTCATAGCACTTATAATTCCGCCACCGCGGCCTACATCAGGTACAGTAACTGGTAAAGGTAAAGCCATTGTCATCCTCCGAATAATTTTCCAATGCCAGCCCATAGTGAATTTTTATCATTCTGCCGTCCTGCTTCTTCTCCGTATGCTGCGGATCCCATGTAGTCTGCGCCTTGTGATAATAACTGGCTCAAAAAGTCTGCCGCATGCTGACCAGTATCCATTTGGTTCTTTAATCCACCACCGTAATTAGTGTTTATACCAAGCACCTGTTGCAACCATTGATTCATGTCGCCGCTAGCTATGTTTGAAGCGTTTTGTTGTAACTGCATTTGCATAGGTGTACTGCCTATAGTCCCCTCGGCTGATCCAATATTCTGCCCAGCTCTTATGGACTGCTGTTGTAGATTATGCGCATATGGGGATTCTTGATATTTTGACATTAGATTGTTTATAAAGTCAGACGGGTTTTTCATAGAATTAACCCAGTCATTATAGCCCCCCATGGCATTAACGCCTTGGTTATAAAAAGGTTGCTGATATCCTTTGGCTTCGTTAAAAAATGGGGTGAAAGCATTTCGTGCCTCACGATAAGGCGCACCTGAATTACCAAAGAAATACTGTAAAAACCCTGGCAATGCTTGCCCAAAAGTCCCCATGGGGCTATTACCGCCCATTGCTGTTAATGGATTTCCGCTTGCTGACATCAATGCATATCCTTATGTTGTCGTAATAGTGCGCCATGCGCCCACGTCTGATTTAACTTGCCATACTTTAAGCTGTGCTGTCCTTGGTGTCCCTGGTGTGGCATCTACATTATAGATCAATTGTCCCTCTTGTGGCGACTGTATAGACGCCATCTGCGCAGTTGTTACTACTGGCAAAAGTATTCCGTATTGCGTCAGGTACCCGATTAACGACATGTAAAACGTCGAAATGAAGCTTGTCCACACATCTGACATGTGAACACCGTCGTTTTTCACAAGCGGGTCATATACGGGAAACTCGTCAAAATCATTGGCCATAAATTACTCTGGTAAAATGTCACTCTGGCAATATCTCTATTGCCCACGAAGCCCCAAGAAAAACACAAGGGACTGATCCGAAAAACTCAAATTTTGCTACAAATGCCTGACCGCGTTTGGTAGTGCCGAGTTTCCGCCAAAGCGTTCTGAAAGTGCGTTGTCCGATAAAACCCATAGGTGCTGTAATCCTATAGCCATAAGTCTGTCCGCCGTCTTTTGAGATTGACAGGAACATATAAAGGTTTTGTGGATTATCTAAAGGTAAATCCTGCTCTGCCAGTATCACAAACCCACTTTCTGTCTGGAGAGAAAACAGGTTCTCGGTTAAAAGCTCCAACGGCACCAATATTGGTTCATCATCTGCAATGTTTCCCTGAAGCAAATCAACCTGTAGCCTGTCGACTCTAATGCGCTGGTACCCTGGCGGGCAGAATGCTTTTGTAATACGCATACGCCTTATGGCTTCGCCGTCATTAGTAAACGTATTGCTATCTAACTGATACAGAATTGGACTTGAATAATGCCCAACATAATTGTTCCCTTGGAAGTAAGCATGAGTCTGGGCTGGGTGACGGTCGCCATTCAACACTTCTTCCTCATGCCAAAGCCTTTTCGCTTCTTCAGAAGGGTCGCTGAGAGTTACGTTATAAACCCAAGTGTGGTCTGCCCCAGTGAAGTTCGCGCGGTAAAAAATCAAGCCATTTTCTTTAATTAGAAAGCCTCGGCAATCTGATACTTGGTTGAGTGACGCATACCCAGAAAGTATAAAATCCAACGCGCGGGTACTGACAGGGATTGACTCTGTTCCTCTCACCATCATAAAAGAACCTAAGCCGTCCCTGTCCTGTGACAGAAAAAACATAAGGTCAAACCCTACGGAAATACTCCCTATGGCTGGTGTTCCATATTCCATTAGAAGCGAGTTGTTTCGTCTGAATGGGAGGTTTGTGCCTATACCAGCATTTTCCCAGACTTCGGTGAAATTTTGAGAGAATAGAAAAAGACGCCTGTGCAATGTCCTGCACCCTGTAATCGTACCGGGGTGGGATGTAATGGAACCTTGTTGTAACTGTCCGTTATTAGTTAAATGCCCGCTTCCTCCAGCGGCAGACGTGATAGCCGCACCGCCTTTAGTTGCTGAAACTGTAATGGTCGTCGCATTAACAATGGACTTCACATAAAATGTTTTACCCGCAGGAAGCTCAATAGGTAAAGTCATATCTGAAAATACAATAGGTGTTCCAACTTGATAATTAGCTATCGAACCCCCACTATATGTCATAACTATATTTGCAGATGCGGCAGCCATTGTAAAAGATGTCAGCGTTCCGTTATTATCTGGCCCCCATACCAATCCGTTATTAAACATAGAAAGCTGGAAGTTATTCGTTTCTCCTGAAGCCACAACAAAAAAACCATCAAGATAACAAACATCAATTGGTCGCGCTGGAAAGGATGGATCTGTAATCTGCGTGAAAGTTGAGGTTATCGTGTCCCAAATATAGCCGTTACTGCCGTCTACAAAAATGACTTGAAAACTATTACCGTCAACACCAACATAACCTGGCCCTGGGTTAACAAGTGGCCCGAGTGTTGAAACAGTTTGCGCAGGAGATACTCGGTAAATATTATTTGACAGCACACAATATTCATTTGTCTGTCCAGCCGTTGGAGAACCTACAGCATCTTGAAAAGTAAACTGCGCACGGAAACCACCCATTCCACCCGAGAAAACAAGCCCAGTGTTTATGAGACCTGATGTATTTATAAGACATTTTTGTTTTTTCCCAAGCGCATCCAGATATTCAAAAAGATTGACCGACCGTTCTGCATCTATTTCGGAAACGCGCTGATTATTAAAACTGCCTACTATGTCGTAATCAATAGTCTGTGCCATCTGCTACCCCCTAATAACTTAGGATATTCGGCCAGTAGAAAGGCTCTGGCGCGGTGAGTACCACTGATGGGCGTATGGTAAGATCGGTTTCGTTAGAATTTTTCAGGTTGTTATAATAGTCCTGATATTCGTCCTCATTTTGCTGCGGCCAGTTACCTGACGGATAATATGCTAGGAATTTTCTAGCGAGTGCGTATTTTAAAAACCCGTAATAATATGGCGGTAATTCACCTAAAGTATCCTGCGCACCTAAAGAATTAATCATGCCTTTCACTTGCAACTTAAACGGATAAGGTTGATCTGGTACTGGATAAACTGTGATAAAACTTTCTGTTGCTTGCTTATCAAGAAAAATAAATCCTGGACGAGCAAGTAAATTTGTTTGTCTTACGACATTCCAATATGTCGCTTTGTTTATAATACGCAACGGATAAACTAATGCAGTTGCAGAAGTATTTAAATTGCCTTGAAACGTAGTTATATAATTTACAGGCACGCCATTAGTTTGTACGTGCATAAAAATACCTGACAAAGCATTCTGCTCAGTCAGTGCAAGATAAAGCTGTGTACCACTGACAAATATTGAATAGTACGTAACACCTGCAACAAATGGTTGTGGCAGCGTACCTACAGTCGAAAGCACTACAGGCGTGCCCGTTGGGAATGCCGCTGTGTTCGGAAGCGTAAAAAGGTTTGAGGTGTTATCTGCTGTAAATGTCGTGGTGATAGGATTTGAGTTTTGGTTGATCCCAGTCCCTGGCACTTCATAATTTGCAAAAGTTAAATCAACCACTCTGTCAGCAGTTATGTCAGTACCCAATACCATATCCGATATGGAGTAAGTGTCTTTACCGACAATAAACGTGTGGTCAAGAGTGGTCAGGAACGGGATGTAAATACTGTCTGACGAGAACTTATCTAGCAGTTCATTAATAAGGTCAAGCCCAGTCGTCAGCATGAACGCGTCTGGCGTTTCATCAACCCCAAGCTCACCTATAAGGTAAAGCGAGTTAATGATTAACTGGTTTGTCGTCCTGACAACCTGAGCCATTCCATGCCCCCGTTCCCTTCAGTAGATTACTTAACAGGGAACGCCACCGGGTCAATGCCTTTTGTGATATCCCGTGCCAATTCCTGCGCGTGCATGCCGTTATTGCACATGTAAGCGTTAAACTCCATGGCCTCTCCTTTGAGGTTTGGCGCACGCCCTGCATGGACTGCCTGCTTGGCCTGTACGGACTTCACAAACGCATTGGTTGCTCGGTGTTCTGCTTCAAGCCGCCCCTGACGGGTATTGGCCATTGACGCTTCTTTTCCTGGGTTGCCGTCGTATCTGTCTTTCATGGTTTATCCCTTCCTTGTCTGGTTGTATGCCAACTGCTTTATCCACTACTGGTTTGCAGTTGGGGTGTGAAAACCACTCGCCTGTCGCCAGCATCTTTTCACGTTCTGCTATGGGCACAACCCGCATGGGAAGTGCCCGATGGTATATACAGCACACCGTCATGTTATGACAGCAACTTAGTTGCATATTGTGGGTGCCATTGGAAACCGCACAGGATGTCAATACGCATTAAGTTTTGGTAACCAAGAATGTCGCCAGTCTGGGTTACAGCGAGTGACAAACCAGTTTCAGGGTCAATCGCAACACTGGAATATGGCACTTGCAGTTTGTATAACGGCGGGCAAACGATATCTAACGCACGAGCTGGATAAGCAACGTTAACGTTATAATTCGGCACCATGGTCACAACTGCATCGTCTGGCACAGCGTTAGAAACGTTTTGCAGTGGGCTGGACGTGTCGCTGATAATGGTTGGGTTGACTTGTACAGTCAGGTTTCCTGCACCATCAGAGCTTGCATTAGCAGTCACAACAAACTGCATGTTTTGCCCTGT